ATTCCGCGATTTCGACAGTTTGCTCAACACTCGTCCTAAAGCACGCATCTCATGGCTAGTCGCGTTAGGCCACACATCGGGAACATTTACTTGCGTGGACAGGAACGTGTGCAAGGTTTCCAGCTCAAATTCGGTGAACTCGATCGGATCGTCAGTTGCGTTCATCGGTGGCTCCTCGAGCTCGTTAATGGCGTGCGTTCAGGGGGCCACGAGCCCGTCACGGAAGTACAGGCACGCGAACTTCATGCGCCCGTCCTCCCACTCCAGTGCCGGTGCCATCAGCCCACGAACCTGCGCGGCCAGCTTCAACGCCTCCGGGGTCCAGCAACCGTGCTCACGGCGCTCCTCCTCCGGGCGCAAGAGGTACTCGTTGGTCAGCTGCTCGCCTTGGATGTGGACGTTGACCTCGGAGCACATGCTCGCTAGGCCAGTCCGAACCCGGATCTTCAAGCTGGGGTCTAGGTCGCCGGCTTTCTGCGCGGCCTTGATGTTCGCCCGGACCTGAGCGGCGATGTCCTTCGGCTGGACGTAAGCGCTGGTGCTCATCGGTGGCTCCTTTAGCTCGGCCCGCTTGCTGTTGGTGCCAACTCTATTGGCCAACCGTGTTGGTGTCAAGTTGGTTGGCCTAGAATTTTGGCCATGCCATGTGACACACTGGTCCCCATGCCCGACGACACCGACGCCGCGCTGGCCCACCTGCGCAGAATCGCCGCCATGCGCCGCAAAGCCGCAGACCAGGAACGACCCGCGATCGTCGCCGCGCTCCAAGCTGGCCACCGCCAAGCCGAGGTCGCCCGGGCGATCGACCGCACCCGAGAGCACGTACGTCTTGTCTGGGAAGCGTGGAAGGACGCTCAGCGCACAGAAGGCATTCACGACGCGACCGCCGAGCCTGCGGGGGATTCCCAGGACCAAACCCGCCCCTGAACCGGCGCCCTGCTGTCGGGGTGGATTTCGCAAGCGTGCGCCGCCCACTGCCCGGTGGGTTGGTAGCCGCAGATCGGGTTGGGCGCGGTCGTGCGCCAGTCGCGGTGCGCGTTCCAGCAGGCCTGCTGGTGCCGCTCGAGCTGGGCGCGCCACCACCAGCAGCCGTCGCTCGGGCCGCCTTCCAGCACGGCGAGTTCGCCTTTCCGCGGGATATCACGCGCCCACCCGTCCGGCTTCCGTTTCTGGGCGGCGTCGGTGAACATGCGCCGCAGAGCGGCGAGTTCTTTCTGGATGTGCTGGCTAGAAGGGGAGGAGCTCATCGAACCTCTGCAAAAACTCCAGCCGCGCTTCCCCTGGCTTCCAGCATTCCAGGCGCGGTGGCGCTAATGGGCCTACGGCGAGTGTCGTTGTGTGCGCTTGGGGATAGCCCCAAGCCAGCCGAGAAGCGGCCAGCAATTGATCCCGCTCCACCAGAAGCATCCGCGTGTCAGCGTCTTTAACCTCGGCCGGCATCGGCCATGGCAAGTTGAACCGTTCCGCGATGACGCGCTCTAGCCGTTGTTCGTGCTTCTTGTAGTCCGGCATGCAATGTTTGATCGGCCTGGGCAGGTCAACGAGGTACGCCTCTGTTGCGTCGTGGAGTAATGCCCATAGTGCGAACTCGGGTGGTACGATTCTGGAAACCATCACGCAGTGTTCAGCCACCGAATAGAACCGCTTTACGTGCCCACCGTATCGACATAGCATGCTTAACGCCCATGCGATGTCGTCGATCTGAATGTCGCCGAGCCTGGGGTCTAGCGGCCAGAACGGTTCGCCTGAGATCAGCTGAATCCAATCACCCTCACGGCCCGCGCTATACGCGGGTGCATCTACGCTTTGTGTCACGCCGTCTCTCCTTTGTCCTGAGTGGGCAGGTCACACTTCCCCGGTTCCGCCGCAACCACCACAAACAACCTCAATCTCACCCGAGCCGTCACAACAAACACAGCCGCTTCCACCGCATCCAGGGCACTTAACGTTCACAAGACGGCCACCGCCGCACCGTGGGCAGGTCACGCCTTCTCCGCCGTGATCATGTGGTATTACTTTTCCGCGAATGAAATAACATCAGCCGGGACGCTTCGCTTCGCCTGGCTCGTGACCATAAGCTGAGTCCGCACTGTCCGAAGGATTTCCCGAGCCTGCGCGGCGATCGCATCACCTTGACCGGGCTGAATCGCGCCACTCTGAAGATCGTTCATGGTGGTCCACAACACCTCCTTGAGGTTAGTAGCGGTCAGTTCCTTACCGTTGTTGCTTGCCATAGTTCTCTCCTTCGTTGTTGAGCTGCTCGTGTGTAGTAACCTCGCGCCTTGCGTCGTTCATAGGAGCTAGCCCGTGAACGGATCTCCCGCTCAAGGTCCAGAAGCAGTAGATAGGCTTCGGCGTATTCGCCGTATTCTTCGGCACGGTACTGCCGGTCGTAGTCAGCCTTGTACGCTACGTACTCTGGCCGTCGGCAATACTCGACGTGCCGGTCCATGCGTTGTAGTCGGCGTTCGCGTTCTTTGGCTGGATCACGGGTTCGTTGGTAATACGCGGCTTTCTTTGCGCGGATCTCGGCGGCCTTTTCGACCCTGCGCTGAGCGTCGTAGGCGCGTTTCGCCTTCTTCTTCCGATCTGGCGGGACGCGCCGCGCTAGTCCCGCGCAGGTACGGTTGCAGTAGAGTGGTTTACCGTCGCGGATCGCCCTGTTGATCGCGCTCTGCGATTGGCGCACCACGGCGCCGCAATGTTGACAGAAGACGGTAGCGGTCATCGCGCACCGCCGGCGAGGTGCTCATTTGGCCAGTCCACGACGCGAATCCCCGCCTTAGCGGCCCTAGACATGCAATCGCGCGTCCCGGACCACTCCGCGTCTTTAGGGAATCCGAGACACACATCCGCGCCGAGATCCACCATGCGCTGATTCCGCCGATTACCGGCCGAGGGGCAAAAGGTGCTGCCATCCCGCCGGGCCCGGCGATGCCCCGGTTGGCATTGCGGGGTGCACGGCGCGTCCCAATCCGCCCGGGTCACGGGATAGTCCTCGACGTGAACGCCCCAGCTGGCGGCGATCTCCCCAGCCAGAGTGTCAGCGCCGCGGGCTGCGCCGTGGACGATGGTGACCTGGTGTTTCGTTGGCCGGGGCTGGCGAGTGGTGATGGCCCACCGCAGCGCATCCGCGATGGCGCGCTTGTCCCGCCAGTCCCGCGACCCGGTGATCAGAATGCGGAGGCCGGTCATGCCGCACGCGACCTGATCTCAGCCATCAGGTAGCTACCAACATATTCGGTATACGCAGGCGGAATAGCCTCGGTCAATTCCTTGCTATCGTCAGTCCAGTCGATGCCCATCGCGGCCTGCCACTGCGCAACCGTTCCCTTACCGCCGCCGTCGCCGTACACCGCGAAATAGGGCCCGTCGTACCGCTCACCATGCCGCCAGCCAGCAACTCGACCCCGGTGGGGAATGTGCTCTGGCTGAAACACGAAGAATCCGCTGATCTCGAAATAGCGGTGCCGGATGACGTCGAGATCGAAGTATTCTCCGCATAGGGTGAGCCACCGGGCCAAGTCTGAGCCTTGAACGTTCTCCATCACCCACGGCCGCCTGGTGGCGTTCAACGCCTTCCGGGTTTCGTGGATCAGCTGCGGGTGCTTGCGTCCTTTATTTGTTCCTTTGGTGAGCGCGCATGACGCTTGGCAGGGCGGGGATGCGTGGATGGCCGCGAACTCGTGGGCGTGTTCGCGGATGAATTCGATCGCGTCGGCTTGGCGGAATTCGTCGCCGCAATAGCGGGGTTGGGGTGCGATGTCGACGCCGGTGACGTGGAACCCGGCCCGCTGGTAGCCGCGGGTAGCCCCACCGGCTCCGCAGTAGGCGTCCAGCAGGCGGGGTCGACCCACGCCGCGTGCCCCCGATTTGCCGCCCACATCGACTGCCGGGCCACGGGCCCCCGACTCCTGGTGCGTGGCTAGGGTCGGTTCGGCAGGGTGGCTCTCAGGCCCGTTTCCGGGGTTCGTGGTGGTGTCCCAGTCGGAGGACGGCCGGGTGTTGATCTCCACAGGGCGTGTTTCCGCTGGTAGACCCAGGGCATCGCAGCGGCCCGTGGCATCCGTGGTGATCATGAGGCGTCCTGCCACGCATCCTCGGGGGCGAGGGAGCGGATCCGGGCGTAATGCGGCGACCACGCCAAAGTCACAACACCGCAGCGGCCGTGCCGGTTTTTGACCACATGGGCGTCAAGTTCGCCGGCTCGTTCGGGTTCGGTGGGGAGTTTCAGAATGATTCCCACATCACAGTCGGCCTCGATAGAGCCTGACTCGCGGAAGTCGCTCATGTCGGGTGTTTGCCGTTCGGTTGATTTCCGATTAGTTTGGTAGAGCGCGATGATGGGAATGTTGAGGAGCATCGCCAGGAGTTTGAAGTCGCGGGTGAATTCGCTGACTTGGAGTTCCCGGGGGGCCTTGGCGTCGGCGGGGGTCATTCGCTGCGTGTAGTCAACGATGACGAGCCCAAGCCCGGTGGCTTTGCGGGCGAGTTTCTCGGCTTGACGACGCAAACCAACGGAGGTGAGGCTGGGGGTGTCCCGGATCAACAGCGGCGCGCCGAGGAACTGTGCCTGAGCTTTCCGTAGACGCGCCCAGTCGAAGTCATTGAGTTTGTGAGTGTTGATCGCGGCTAACTCGACCCCGGACATGTTCGAGAGGATCCGGTTAGTGATCTCCTCACGGCCCATCTCCAAGGAATTGATGAGGACTCCGATACCTGACTGCGCGACGTTGAGCCCGATACCACTTCCGCATAAACTTTTGCCAGATCCGGGCCTGGCCCCGATTGCGTAAACAGCTCCGTTACGCAAACCGCCGTTGAGGATCGCGTCGAGATCGTGCAATCCGGTGGGGATCGTGGAGGGAACAGGGCCGGTGAGCCGCTCGAAGGCTTGGGCTAC